ATCTCTGCCTCGTAAGTACCGGCATCGACATCAAGGGTCGTAGCATTCCACTGCATGAAAAACTTGCCATCCGCATATGGGGTAGTCTTACCGCAGACAATCGTATCTAGGATCGAATCCCCGCCAAGGGCGCGAAATTTAAACCGGATAGTTTCATTCGTAATATCAATAGGAGCCCAGGTATCTGAGTCATCCTCATCTAGCGTTGCGCCAGATGCCGCTGTATTCGAATCTTTGAGTGTGAAATTTAGTTCCGGCTTATCGTCGCCTGAAACTAGGTTGATGCTTTCGTAATAAGCCATAATTTAACTCCTCCGGAGGTTGTTCTCAGCATTGGCCATGCAGGGTGTATCTAAATTTTAAGAGGCTAGTCTTGCGTTCGGATCCACCAATTTATCAACCTCAAACTTGAGGGAGAGGGTTTTAATAAACGACTCATAATAAGCCGCCGCTAATGATGCATTGCCTGCATCCGCGTCTTTGCTGAACGCTCTAAACAGAACGAAATCCATAAGAGGGTTAGCGAAAATATCGTCTACTGAAATCTTGGTCCCAACATTTACGTTAGTGATCGTCGTCGGGTAAGCCGCATAAACCAGTTCAATGTATTCCGGAGCGGCAGGCTGAGCGGGGTAAACATAGAACGTCTTCGGATCCCGAAGGTCGTACATGTAATGCTCGACAACGCCCTTCGCCGTAGCCGTGTACCAGTTGGGTTGTTGGGCATCCATCAAGTGTTTGAACACTATTCTGATCGCCAACCCAGCCGTAGTACCGTTCGATCCCATGTTCCTGGAAACGTCGACCAACTTAACGCCATCAGTAGGCAGAGTCTGCTTAACTCCGGCTACGAGCTGAACACTGATATTCTTGACGTTGGCATCAGGACGGGTCAGAACTAACTGTCTCTGAGCATCGTTCAGCCAATCAATAAGTTCAGCTTCAGTCCAACGAACTCGCCCATCGTCATTCAGGACAATACTGACCCGCTCTAGTAAATCTTTAGCGTCTATCGTAGCCATTACCAGACCGGAGAAATTTCAGGGTTAGCCAAATCCTTAAACGAATACTCACGGCGAGCTTCTGTAGCGGCGGATGCAATAGCTTTGCTATATGCCGCAAAATAGAACGCCGCCAACTCATTATTCGTCCAGGACATTCCTGGTTGTATGAATAACAACTGCTTCGCCTTCAGAGTTATCGGTTCACGCCACCTATGAAACAAGTTGTCATCAATCGTGGTCACGTTAAATTGAGGCTTAATAGCCACCTCAATCGTAACCCCGTTAGCTAACTTCTCGGTCGGCGCTACTGTAAGAGTGATTGATTTAGGGATCGTAAAGGTATAAGTAGAATGTGTAGATCCCCAACCTTCGCTAAAAGGGTTGTGGTTAAAGTGTTGGCCGAGATTCTGGTGGGAAACACCGTTAGCCTCAACTCTAAGAACCCTAACCACATCCGTCTTGCTTGGGATATCTGCTTCGTACTCAGTTACCCCTTTAATCAGCGTCTGTGTTGAAGTCTCACGCCAGCTAAAAGTCCGATCACAGAAATCCCTCGTCGCGTCGATGACCGCCCTATCTATGATAGGTCCTGGGCATCCGACAACTTCCGGAAGGATAAACTGGTGGAAAGACTCTAACTTCATTTAACTATACTGTATGGATATGCTTGCATCTCTTTGATCGGAGTCGAGTGAGTCTCTCTGTCGTACCCCAATTCAAACTTAACGGCATTACGAAGGGCCTCTTCGATAAAATCAGGCACCTCAACCTCGTATCCTCGCTTAATAAGCCAGGTTTTCCCATTGACTGAAACAGGGACATCTAATGCCCCAGTATCACCTTCAGTCTTATGGATCATGATCTTGACGGTTTTTTGCTTCTTTGCTTTAGGGATAACTTCTCCCTCAATAACGCTATCTACAGCTTTTGCTTTTGGCATCTAATCTCTCAGGGTAGTTAAAAGTCGGGGCCCCGAAGGGCCCCTTCTTTATTAGAGGTCGGTAACACCAACTTCCAGTCTTGCGATCCAATTCTCGTTGAGAATCTTAGCCGCAAAGTAAGCTTTCCAGCCTACATAACCAATCTGACCAAGGGGATCAGATTTAGAAGGTGTACCGGGGTTCAGTACAGACGGGGTAATCGCCTTGGCACCCTTCAGCGGAACAAGTCCGTAAGCGTGTTTAGCGATTACAACGATAGGGTAAACATCAACCTTTAATACCGGAGTCGCACCAGCGGCTGCTGTATTACTAGCGACCATGCCCGTAGAGCCCTGCAACACACCCGCCCCAGAGAAAGGAGTCAGAAGTGGGGTCATGACGAAACGGATGTTCTCTACAGAACCAATTTCTTCAGGACAAAGCGGTTTACGAGAGCCGTAATCAGCCAAGTGTGTAAACCCGGCCAGCCCACGAACGTCAGCTTCGCAATCCGTATGGCAGAAAGCGATGAATCCGCCTTCAACCGGGGAAGTAGCGTAGTTGACAGAACCCGCCATCATCTGGGTAACTGGACGTCCACGATTGGACTTCAAGTTACGGACGATTGCGCGAAGGCGATTAAGGGTGACCTTGCTATCTACAGCCGTTCTAGCCGTATGAGCAGAAGTATCGTAGAAGACGTTGGTGCCAGCTTTAACAGCGCCCCAAGTCAACATTTCGATAGTTTCAGCAGCCTGTTCACCGGATAGCATAGCGGCATCGGAAAGAACTGGGTCTTCCGCCAAGTCCTGAACTACGTCAGTGATCTTGGTTACGCCACCATACTGGGCCAGACTAACGGAAACGTCTTCATAACTAAGCTGCTGCTCAGTAGGAGTCACGCCTTCCGTTAAGGCTGTGGTGCTAATTGCGTAAGGAACAGGGCGTCTAAACTTTACGTTATCAGCCGTGTTTTTCGGCAGAGGTTTGCTCTGACCGAATTTGGACAAAACCAGGATAGGTTCTGCATGTTGAAGCATCTGCTTTGCAGCATATGCAGCGGTACGTTGGGATATGCTCCCATAAGTGGTATTAGCCATTCTTTAAAGCCTCATTAATTAGAAACGCTACAAAATTCTGTGTGCGAAGTCTTATTAACGAGGGCTTAGCATAGCTAACAACCGTCGTTCTCACTTCATCTCCATGTCGATTATTCAGCCGCCACCAGAGGGGCTGAATAAGAACACATCAAACTAATCTTTCTCTGCGTACCAAGCGAATGCTTCTTCAAAATCGTCCGGAGGACCGGAGGGTTTCGAGCGACCTCTGTTGGGAACAGATACGTTACTTTTCAACTTCTTTTCCCGAGAGACCTTGAGCGATTCAGCTTTCTCCGCATTAGCGGAATTAACCTGATCGGACCTACTGGTATTATACCCTTTTATCAAGTAAATGTAATCCTCTGCGTTATACGATTTACGCATCTCCTGGACAGGGCTTGGCTGATCCTTGATCCATAAATCAAACCCCTCGCTATTCACGGTCTCATTCCAGTTCGGGTACATAGAACCGACTATTCCAATCTGGCTCTCTACATACCTCTCCTCTTCCGCCTGACGTATAGGTTGTAACTTCTTTTCTAGCAAGTCTTCTACACGCGACTCAAGCTCGTGGATACGTTCCTGAGTGCCCCCCGCGATATCCGGGTACTCTTTTTGAAGCTCTGCCCATTTATCGCCCCCTTTTAACGTCGCTGTTTCCGTCGGAGCGACTCCTTCTTCTAAAGGGGTCGGGTTGCTTTGTTTGTATAATTTCCGAGTCAGGGCAGCAACCCGTCCGTTCCCCGAAGCAACACTGTGTTCTAACTCTCTGATACGTTCCTGTTCCGAGGAGAGCGGCACATCACCCTCGGGTTCAGCCTCTTCGGATGCTTCAATCTCGCTGGGTTCTTCTTCGGAATCCAGGTCAGTCTCACCTGATTCCTCCTCAGCGTCTTCTTCGGCGGTTTCGTCGGTAGCAACCTCTTCTTCAACTTCTTCAACCACTTCGGGCTTGCCATCGACGGCATCCTGGAACGCAGAATCATACTCGTCCTCCACTTCCAGGGTCTCAGTAGCTTCTGTCATCATTTCTCCTAATCTAATCCAAACGCGGGGTTTATATCTGCTACACCAATACTCTGAGTCTCCGGTAACTGCATAACCCTACGAAGCGTGTGTGCCCGGCCTCTAATAAACTGAGTATCCTCGTAACTAAGTTTAGGATTCTCTAAAGACCGGTTGATGGTTTCCAACTCCTTTTCTACATACCCGAGAACATAGTCCCAAGTATCTGATGCTGTATCGATCAAATGCCTTTACCTTCTTTCTCTGCGTAATCCAATTCTGACATGTGAATATTAGCCTTGTTGTCTTCGACCAACTGCGTTTTCGCCATGGCCGCTTTAACCTGTTCCAAGGACATATCATTTTGCTCAGAAATCCTGACCATCTGAACTTCTGCGTTCATCTGAGCAATCTGAAGCTTCACTTCCAATTCCTTCTCTTTCAACACCATCTCAGGATCAGGTTCTTGTGCCGCTTGCTGAGCAGCGGCTTCCTGCGCCTGAATCTCCTCGTCGGAAGCAATCACATCGTCCGGTGTGATGTGTTGGGCCTGGGCAACCTTCCTAAACAACGCCGCAGACTTAACTAGAGGACCAAACACTGGGCTCTCAGCTAACTGCATCATTGTAATCAGTGCCTGGGTCTGTGTTTCCTTGACGAGGAGGGTAGAACTACCCCGAGCATCCACCTCGAAGTCACCCTTAAT